TATAATAAATATAGTTTATATACGAAACAAATATAAGATATTTATTTACTTATGCTATATTCTATGTAAATGAGTGTGAATTTAGCATCAATACTATATAAATAGCGTTAAATATAGTATTAATACATAATGAATACTTGTTTATTTCGCATGTATGCTATACATTTGCATCAACAAAGTAATAAAACAGATAACTATAAATATAAGAACTATGGCAGCAACATTCAAAACTCAGTTAAGTTCAATCATGCGTATGGCATGGATGTTTGTAAAGAAGTACGGTTTCAGCATGGGAGAAGCATTAAAGCAAGCATGGCTCAATGCAAAACTGAAACAAGAGTTGAACAAACGTATAGTAAAGTTCTACTTTCAGAAGATAAACGGTGAAGTCCGTGAGGCGTGGGGAACACTTGCAAGCGACAAGATACCTGCTATTGCTGGAACAGACAACAGGAAGAAGAATGATAGCATACAGACCTATTATGATACTGTCAAAGAAGAATGGCGGTGCTTTAAAATCGCAAACCTAATAAGAATAGCTTAATATAAACAAAGTAAGTGGGCGTTAGTAGCACCCACTTACATAAAATCAATAATAAAATGAATACTTCAATTATCAATTTCGATTACAAAGGTAATCAAATTTCTTTTGAAAGAGGCAATGATGTTATGGTTAATTTAACGGCTATGGCAAAACCATATCCAAACAAGAATTTAACCAACATAATTAACTCGCAAGAAATCAGAGATTATTGTAATTCTCTCACCAAACTACAAAATTATAGTTTGGCTGATTTACTGATAGTTAAGCGTGGTGGTGATAATCCAGGTACATGGGCGCATCGTCTTGTTGCTATCCGTGTCGCTCAAAAGCTAAATTCAGATTTGGCAGTATGGGTGGATATGAAGATAGAAGAACTCATGCGAACTGGCGTAACCACCGTAAGCAATGATGATGAAGCGATAGCTTATGCTATGCAAGTCTTAAACAAGCGTCTTGAACAGACAAGGCAAGAAAAAGCAATGCTTGAACAGCAGAACAACTATTTAACTACTGAAATAAAGCAGTCAGCCCCTAAAGTAAAGTATTATGATGACTGTCTGCAATCGGTAAATACATTGACTACTACACAAGTGGCCAAGCAGATAGGACTGGATGCAGAGAAATTACATAAAAAGCTCAAAGAGATAGGGGTAATATACCGCCAGTCAGGTCAATGGCTTTTACATTCTCCGTATTCCACATGGGGACTACATGCAACACGCACGCAGACTTATACACGTTCTGACGGTTCTACAGGTACAAGTATATATACGGTTTGGACTGAAAAAGGAAGACGGTTTATCATCGCACTATATCAGGAAGGATTTGACTTGAAAAAGGCTATCAAACTGTTATAAGAATAAATTCAATAAGCATTTATATAGAATATCATATACGTTTTAGAATTATAGATTATGGGTAGAAATGTTGCTAAAACTCAATCATTTGAAGTATTGAGTCAACGTATAAACGAACTTGAAATGATATGCTCTCAACTTAGTGTGATGATGAGAAAGATAGAAATGAATTTTGAAATCGATACAAAAATCCAGAAACTTTTGGATAGTGCAAAGGAGCAATGCGAAGTATCCGGAAGAACTGTTACAAATAATATCCATTTACATGTGATAAGAGGAGGTAAATATGAAGAAGTCTGAATACTATTCTAAAATAGCATCATTATATCCATTATTATTGTGGTTCTCTTATCGTTATTGTAGAATAGAAGATGACAGAAAGGATCTTGTCATGGATACAATCTGCAAAATGCTTGAGAGCTATGATAAATATAATCCTGAATATGATATAAACTTGTGGGGGTATGTGATAATGAAAAATCTGTATTGTACGAGATATAAAAGGTCTAAAATTATAGGTTTTATTGATGTTGAAATGATTGATGAACCTGCTGTTATAGATGTTGATGTAAGTATTACAATTATGCTTGAAGAAGTAAGTAAGATTCTATTAGATAGAAGAGTAAAACGTGATGAAGTCATTCTTTTTTCAGAGGGATATTCATATGATGAGATTGGCATTATAAAAAAGATTCCATTAGGAACTGTGAAAAGTAGAATTTCGGATAGCCGTAAACTTCTTAGAAGGTTTTATTTAAGAAGGGTTTAGTTATGATGAAATTTGCCATAAAAGAACAGAATCATAATATAGTTAAGTTATCCTTTCTTGGGACGTATGAAGTATGAGGATATGAATAAATAAAAATTCAATATAACATATACGAAAAGCGGTGAGATTGATTTTCCACCGCTTTTTTTGTATATATGCCAATATAGCTCATTTTTCAAGATTTTGCCGTTTTGTGAAACGTGCTTATATTCTTCGTAAATTAGCTACATAAGTAACCATATACTTGAGATTAAAAGAGTATTTCAGATATTATATCCCAAAGTATTTGGATTCTTTGATACTCATTTTCCTGTTCAACGTAAAGTTCATAAATAATACGTAGCAGAAGTTTGTATAATAAATATTTCATTATGAATCTTGCTCTCGGTAATATCAGTGGACCAACTTGGCACACTTCACCCGAAAAGCGAGATTTGCTTCTGCTTCTGCGAATGTACTGATTCGTTCTTTTATGGTAGTGACGAAATTGGGTAAATGTGTAGTGGGTTTGAAATTAATGGTGTGTGAATTTTGTAAACTGATTAAATAAAAATTTGATTCATGAAAGCAAAGAAAAAACATGTTTTGGGCCTTCTCATCAAGTTGTGTGAGTTGGTTATGTTAACAATTTTATTATCATCGTTGATAATCTTGGGTGATTTTGATATACCCTCTGATTGGGTTTATCTAGCGTCTGCAGCAGTTTCATTTCTCATTCTATATGTGTTCTACTGGGAGCGTGGAACATATTATTTTGTCTCATTCGTCGCTGGCGGAGTGCCAGGAAGGGTGTTCCTGAAGTTTGATGAACGTGTTTCTCTTGATGTGATTGAGAACACCATATCCGGCCTGTATTCCGGTGAACGTGTACTTGTTACCGGATATAAGACCGTCAGCAGATATGAGTACGAACTTAATATCAAGTCCTGATGGAACATTATCAGTCCAAAGGAGTAATATTTATGATTGTGGCTGTCCTGTTCTGCTATTCCATCGGGATGGTTGAGCAGGATACAGCACTTCTGATAATAATAGTGATGTTACTGGGTAACATACTGAATGTTTTATGTAAAATTCTAAACAAGCTGTGATGATGAAAATTGTCGTAACCGGCAGTGAAGGCTTTATAGGTAAAGCCCTCTGCAAGAATCTGAGAAGTCGTGGTGTTGAAGTGGTCGGTATCGACCGTGTGTGTGGAACTGAAGCTGCCGGCGTTCCGTGCCTTCTGGCCGGGGGTGGAATCGATGCTGTTATACATCTTGCCGCACAGACCAGTGTTTTCAATTCGGATCATGAAAAAATACTTCGTGACAACATTGATTCATTCGTAGCGATAGCTGACGGATGTAACCGGTTCGGGGTGAAACTGGTGTATGCCAGCTCTTCCACGGCAAATCCATGCAACACGACAAGTATGTACGGTGTCAGCAAGCACTTTGACGAAGTGTATGCTTCATTATATTGCAAGAAAGCTACAGGTGTTCGCCTTCATAACGTGTACGGACCTGACCAGCGGAAAGGGACTCTTCTCTATGCTCTCATGAATTCGGAAAAGGTCAGTCTGTATAATGGGGGAATGAACACCAGGTGCTTCACCTACATAGATGATGTGGTGGACGGGTTGATATATGCGATAGGTTCTGACAAGAAGCTGGTAAACATTGTCAATCCTGAATCTTGTACAATACTTCAATTTGCGGAAGAAGTAAGGAAATACAATGGCGTTGATATTCAGTGTGTTTCCGAAAAGAGAGAATTCGACAATCCTGTACAATCTGTCGATGAAGGTATTTTTTCAGTACCTTTGAATTACACCTCAGTCAGTAAAGGGATAGCAAAGGTTTTTGGCTGTGAGGAAAGGTAGAAAGATAAGGATTGATGACTGGGACAAACCCGCCCGCGGCTGGAGGAAATACGAAAGGTTATGCAATATGCAGCCTAAAGTAAGAATCCACCGTAAGGGCGGGTTTTATTACATATCCCTGTTTGCAAGAACAAAGGATGGAATTCCATTTGAGGAAATCAAGAGTTCGGGTGAGTGTGCAGAAGTCATTTCGGAATCCGCCACGGAACTGATACTTTCATTGATACGGCCGGACGATGAATGGTGCATAATTACCACACCGAAGCGCAGGCACATCACAGAGTACCATTTCGCCACTGACATTTGCCAAAAAATTGCCCAGGGGGTGAAAATAAAATTCTATGAATCTGCAATGCAGTGCCTCAACAGGACACGTATCAATCCTGAGTTTTATCTTCTCCGGCCAATTAAGGAACAGAGAGTAATACTCTTTGATGACATCTGCACGACAGGAAGTACATTAACAGCAGCCTACGATTTGCTGAAAGACCGGAAACAGGTAATCTGCATCGTCGGCATTAATAACCATTAGCCTATGAGGAAATTGACCGAAAAACAGGAAAAGTTCTGCAATTATTACCTTGACTGTGACGGTAATGCAAGTGAAGCATACAGGATGGCCTATGACGCATCAAAGATGCAGCCTGAGACGATATGGAGCAATGCAAGCCGGATGCTTGCAAGTAACAAGGTTTCAGCAAGGATAGACGAATTAAAGGCCCAACGTGCAGAAGCATCGAAAATTAGCCGTGATAAGGTGGAAAAGGTTCTCATGGATATTGTCATGATGGACCCGAACGATTTGTATCTTGTAGATCCTGTAACAGGAAAGATAAAACTTAAATCCCCAAGCCAGATGCCGAAGCGTGTGAGAAATGCCATGAAGAAGATAAGCAATGACAAGGGTAAGGTAAGCTATGAGTTCAATGGTAAGGTGGAAGCGGCGAAGCTTCTGGCCAGCATGAATGGGTGGAATGCTCCTCAACAGATAGCATTTACTGGTAAAGATGGCGAAAAAACGAACGAAATACGCATAGGTTTTGATGATGAAACTGAATAAAATCTAAAGAATAGGATAATTATGTGAGAAAAATATCGGGGGTTATACAAGAAATAATACGAAGAATCTCAAGAATAGAACAAAAGTAGCTGGCTATGATAGTAAATCACAAGAAACTCAATCCGAATGCATTCTATCTGCTGAAATATCTAAATGATGCCACACTTCGATTCATCATCTTGTATGGTGGTTCATCATCGAGCAAGTCTTTCAGCGTAGCACAGTGCGTGCTGATACAGACATTGCAGGACGGTGAGAATACGCTTGTGATGAGAAAGGTAGGAGCATCCATCAGCAAAACCATATATGAGGATTATAAGGTAGCTGCATCATTGTTAGGAATCACACAATACTTCAAGTTCAACCAGAATGTAATCCGTTGCCTGTATAACGGTGCGAAGATTGACTTCTCAGGTTTGGATGATCCGGAAAAGATTAAGGGTATCAGTAACTATAAGAGGGTTCAGCTTGAAGAGTTGTCAGAGTTTGAGTATGCCGACCTGAAGCAGATGCGTAAGCGTCTGCGTGGTAAGAAGGGGCAGCAGATTATTGCCGACTTCAACCCGATATCAGAGACAAACTGGATAAAGAAGGACTGGCTGGACAACGAGAAACTGCATGATGTCCCTATGGTTGTAGAGATTGGCGGACGTATAATACCTTCAGAGCTGACAAAGGTGAAGTCTTTGAAGATGAACGAGGGACGCTCAATAGTGAATCCTGTAACTAAGGAAATTGAGGAGTATCCTCCCAATATGGTCGTGATCCAGACAACATACCTGAATAACTTCTGGGTTGTAGGTTCCCCTGATGGAACGTATGGATACTACGATGAGCAGTGTGTGATGGACTTTGAGCATGACCGTATTCATGACCCGGACTACTACAACGTGTATGCGTTGGGAGAGTGGGGCGTAATCAAGACCGGAAACGAGTTCCTCGGTTCGTTCAATGTAGGAAAGAACAGCGGTGAATACAGTTACATACCTGGATTGCCGATTCATCTTTCAGTGGACAGCAACGTATTGCCGTACATATCTGTCGGCTACTGGCAGGTAGACCTGAGCAAAGGTAAGGATATGTACCAGATTGCTGAGACCACGGCAGACAGCCCTAACAACAGCGCAAGAAGAGCTGCGAAACTGGTATCCAAGCGACTGCATGAGTTTGGATATGACGATAAAATTTATCTTCATGGTGACGCATCAGCAAAAGCGGCCAACACTATCGACGATGAGAAGCGTTCATTCATGGACCTGTTCATTGAAACATTGAAGAAAGACAACTGGATTGTTGAGGATAAGGTTGGTAAAAGGAACCCGTCCGTATCCATGACCGGTGAGTTTGTCAATGCTGTTTTTGAGAAATCATTGCCCGGCCTCAGCATAAGCATAGACGATAGTTGCAGGGTATCAATCGAGGACTACCAGAGCGTACAGAAGGATGCTAATGGCGCAATCCTCAAGACAAAGATAAAGGACAGCGTAACGAAACAATCCTATGAGGAACACGGGCACCTTACCGATACTTTGAGATATGTTGTACATGACATCATGTACGAGGAGTATTCCCAGTTCTCGAGCCGTCGTAAACGCAACATGTATTCTGACAGAAGCGTGTTCGGATTCTTCAATCCTTCAGTCGAGTATCAGTATTCACATAAGATAGTGTACATCATGCCGAATGTTGGAGGAAAGTTCTATATGTGTCAGGTTGCAAAGTGTGGAGGAAAATGGCATGTTCTTGACCTCGTAATGCGTGAAACTGTATCACTCGAAGAGATGAAGTCTGTTATATGTTCACATGATGCAGGAACGTACATCGTGGAATCGTCACCTGCATATTACCAAATGGCAAGGGAACTGAGAAATACGCTTCCGGAAGTAAGGATTAAGAAGGAATATCAGGATATGGATAAAAGAATAGCTGCTACATCCGATTTCATCAAGTCATACTTCCTGCTTTCTGAGACCGGTATGGAAAATGATGAGTATATGGCATTCATAACTGAAGTTCTTGACTACAATGATGAAAATATAAGTGGAGCCAGTGCTTTGTTGAGTGGTATGGCATATCACATCATAAAATTAGGGTAAGCTTGGTTTAATTTACAATATATTGATACATAGTGATTTATTTGCATTTTAACCAAACAGGAAAAATGCAAGATTTTTGCAAAATCAACATCGTATATACCCATAATTTATCTTTGTCATATAAGGATAAACTATGGGATATACAATTTTAAAACAGGATACTATTCCGGCATGTGCTGGGCTGAAAATGGCCAGTGAACCACAGACTATATCAACACCAAAGGAGGGTGTAAAAGATAGTGGTTATATTGACCGTTGTGACGTGCATGAGTTATTCGTATCCCCACTGGTTTGCGGTCATAATTACATGGAACTGTTCCGTTCAGTTCCAGAAGTATTCTTTCCGATTGATTACATTGCTTCACGTATATCAGGTTCCGGATTTCAATTGAAGAAGGTAAAGGATGACAGCGTGGTTTGGGAGAACAAGAGAATGAACCAGATTCTCACAAAGCCAAATTGTCTTATGTCCTGGAACGAGATGATATATTCCCACTTCGTATATAAGCTGTGTACTGGCAATGCCTTCTTTCGTGCAGCTATGGGAGAAACATTCAAGAACCAGCCTAAGTGGAAATGGTGTGATAACTTTTGGGAACTTCCTGCTGATTTTGTTAATGTAGAGCCTAACAGAAGTGTCAATAGTCCAATCTTTGGAATAGCATCTGAAGATGATATTATCCGTTGTTACCGTCTGAATTACGGATATGTGAGTACGATGGAAATTCCTTCTTATCAGATATGGCATGACCGTGACGGCTCACCTGAATATATGTCAATCAACGGATTCCTGAAATCACAGAGTCGGTTGGCTGCACATCTGAAACCTATTTCCAACCTTCTTGCTGTATATGAAGCGAGAAACGTGATTTACGTTAAACGTGGTGGTTTGGGTTTCCTGGTATCAAACAAGAAGGATGAAGCCGGTACTGCAGCAATGACAGAAGATGAAAAGAAGGAAATACTTGACAGTCATTTTGGGAAATTCGGGCTGGACCAACGTAGGCTTCCGTATGGATTAAGTGACGTTCCCTTGTCATTCGTAAGAACAAACCTTACCATCAGTGAGTTGCAGCCATTTGAGGAAACTCTTACTGATGCTATTCAGATAGCCGGAGCATACGGTATCCCCTCAGTTCTGGTACCGCGTAAGGACCAGTCAACATTCAGCAATCAAGCAACCGCGGAAAAGGCTGTATATACATCTACCATCATACCGATGGCCAAGAAATTCTGCAAGCAGCTAACTGCATTTCTTGGTCTTGAGGAAGGTGGATATTATTTGGACTGTGATTTCTCTGATGTGGATTGTCTGCAGCAGGGGTTGAAAGAGGCAGAGGAAGTGAAAACACTTATAAATACCAGATGTAAGGAACAGTTCCTGAGCGGACTCATCAGTATCAATGACTGGCGAGCGCAAATCAAGGAAAGCAGATTCGAAGAACCTATGTTTGACAAGACTTTGTTCGAGATGTCAGACGAGGAGAGAGAGATAGTAAAGAATGTAATTAGTCTTAACACAAAAAGTGAAGTTGAGAATGGAAGAGAAAACCAAGAGCCTACAGTACAGAACGAAGGCGAATGATGTGGATGAGAAGGGTATCGTAACGGTAGCTGTGAACGGTATCGGTGTGAAAGACTCACAGAACGACATTTCCATGCCTGGTTCCTTTAACAAGACGTTGAAGGAAAATATCGGCAGGATGAGATGGTTTCTGAATCACCGTACAGACCAGTTGCTTGGCGTTCCATTGAGCGGAGAAGAAAAAGAAGGAAACCTAATCATGGTTGGCCAGCTTAATCTTGAGAAGCAGATTGGACGTGATACATTGGCGGATTACAAGCTGTATGCTGAGAATGGAAGAACACTTGAACACTCTATCGGTGTGAAAGCAATCAAGCGTGACGAGACTGACCCGTGTAAGGTGCTTGAATGGAAGATGTACGAATATTCTACTTTAACAAGTTGGGGGAGCAATCCTCAGACATTCCTTGTAAACCTCAAATCGGGTACACAGGAGCAGGTGAAAGATGCCATTGAATTTGTCCGGAAAGCGTTCAGGAATACCGATTATTCGGAAGAACGATTAAAACAATATGATATGGAATTGAATCTACTTCTTAAAGCAATTAATGGAGGTAACGTGGTAACTTGTCCCCATTGTGGCCATCAGTTCGACTATGATTCACAGAATGAGGTGACATTCTCACAGCAGGTTCTTGATTATGCTAATATGTATTCAAGATGGCTTACTGACCGTATTGTCAGTCAGGAGATAGACAAGCTGGAACCGGAAGTGCGTGCTGATGTCATTGCACTTATTGATTCCGTGAAGTCTGAAGGACAGGAACTGACAGAAAAATCAGTACAGAATTTCATGGCATACGTCCGTTGTCCGGCATGTTATGGGAGAGTATATAGAAGTAACGCCTTGTTGCAGGATAATAGCACAAACATCTTCTCCGGAAAGTCTGAGCCGTTGAATGACACTCAGGATAAAACTGACGGTAAGCAAGAAGATGATGATGTTAAGAAAAAAGCCGCTGATAGCACTTCTTTCTTCGGTCCTTTGAATGAGGTATTTAGTAATAATGATTAAAATTTTAATTGAAGATGAAGAAATTTACAGTTGCAGATTTCGGTCTTAAGACTGACGGCCTTCCTCAGGAACAGGCTACATTTATGAACAACATCGCACAGATGATGTGTAATGTCATCAACAAGGCGATGGAGGGTGTTATCTCTCCGGAAGATATGGAAAGCAAATTGAAGGGGCTTAACGAAAAGCTGAACGGCTATGATGATGAGAAGTTCAAGCAGCTTGCCAAGGATAACGAGGAACTCATTAAAACGGTTAAAGGTCTTGGTGAGACTATCGAGAAGCTGAAATCTAAAGGTATCGGCATGGAAGTTATCAACAAGTTTGATGAAAAACTGAACGAAATGCTTGATTCAGAGAAATTCAAGGAATTCGCGTCTGGTAATTGCCGTAAGTCGGGTGTGTTTGACGGTTTCTGCTTGAAGGATATTGTTTCCATGACAGATAACTATACAGGAGACCACCTTACTACTCAGCAGCAGAATCGTGTAGTTTCGCAGGTAGCCAACAAGCGTGTCCATATGCGTGATGTTATCACTACATTGCAGGGAGATCCGAAGTACCCGAATCTTGCGTTCACACAGGTGTACGATTTTGACAGAAATGCGCGTTATGTTACTGAGAATGGAAAGCTTCCCGAATCCAGCATTAAAGTGAAGGAACAACAGACAGGTACGAAGCGTCTTGGTACTCATATCCGTCTGTCAAAGAGAATGCTCAAGAGCCGTGTATTTATTCGGTCATTCATTCTAAAGATGCTGCCTGAGGCTGTATACAATGCTGAAGACTGGAACATTCTGTTTGGTGACGGAAATGGAGAAAACCTGCTTGGCATTGTAAACCATTCAGGGGTGCATCCTATTGAGGAAATCATCAGTGATTCCATTGTCAGCGGTACTGCAGGTTCCGTCAAGTCTGTATCCGGATGTAACTCAAACAAGGATACGATTGTGGAGTTCACAAATCCGCAGGACTTGATTCTCGACGGAATGACAATCACATTTACAGGAGCCACAGGAATTACTGCTCTTAACAGCGCAAACCAGTTGGTCAAGATGAATGACCGTCAGATTCTATTGAAGGGCGTTGCGTACTCGGAAGAGACTTCTACTGCATCAATGACATTCAAGGTAAGCAATAGTGCGTTCAAATCCGTAGAGGAGCCAAACTCTTTGGATGTTGTCAAGACTGGTTTCGCTGTAATGACGTACGCTCAGTACACTCCAAATGCAATTGCTTTGAATCCTATTACTGTGAACGCTATTGAGTCTGAGAAGGACACGACTGGTCGTAATCTTGGTATCATAACTACCGTAAACGGTGTGAAATATATTGCAGGTCGTCCTATTATCGAAACCAACAATATTCTGCCAGGGAAATATCTTATCGGTGATTTCAATATGGCTGCTTCCCTTGTTGATTACACCTCTTTGACTCTTGAATGGGCTGAGGACGTTGAAAGTAAGCTGCAGAACGAAGTTGTACTCATTGCTCAGGAAGAAGTAATTTTCCCAGTATATATGCCGTGGGCATTCGCTTATGGAAGCCTGTCAGCATTGAAAGAAGCAATCACTAAAGCATGATGCTTATGTATTTGATTAATGGAGATAAGAAGGCTCTTGAAGCTGTAATAAAAGAACAGCGTATCCGAATTGGCCGTGGGTTGATTACCATCACCCCGGTCTCGGAAGCTGGACTTGTGTCTGAGGAAGATGTCGAAAAGGCATTAGAGAGCAAACAGAAGGTTATAGATGAGCTTTCTGTTGAGAATGAGAGTCAAAAGAAAGAAATTGATGAACTGAAAGCCAAACTGGCAGAACTTGATTCACATGTGGATGATCACAAAGATGTTGAAGACGCAGACTCTAAAGAAGTCGAGCAAACCGACACTAAAGAGGTTTCTGCCGAAGATGAAAAGGCAGCCGTTGTTCAGGACGAGAAAAAGGTTTCTGCTTCGAAAGCGAAAAAATAAGGAATTGCCATGTTGATTGATGTGTCATATTTTGTATCAGGCCCACGTCATATTCTAAACGCCTCAACATCAAAGACGGCCGGTGCCGATTCTTTAGCAGTAACCGGTCATATTGAAGCATATATCAAGAAGTTGCAGTCTGTTTTTCTTGAATCCATGCTCGGTGAGAAGGAAGCAGGTTATGCAATGGATTACCTTGATATGTCTGATGAAGAAGGAAACGAAGATACTGAGCCGTCTAAGTATGAAATCGTATGCAACAAACTGAAAGAGCCTTTTGCTGATTACGTGCTGTTCCACATACTTCGTGATTCTTCATCGGAAGCTACAATAACCGGGAATGTCCGGCTGAAGTGCGCCAATGAGTACATTTCACCTGTCAATGCCCAGGTTATTGCATGGAACAGGATGGTTTCCGCCAATGTGAAGTTCATCCAGTGGGCGCGTGATGGTAATTGTCCGATTGACCTTGTCACACAGACTAACATGTTGATTAAGATTAACCAGTTCAATCTATGAAAGGTATCGTTGAGATTATTGGAGATGTAGTAAAGGAAATGAGTGGGAACCTTACAATCGTAATGCCTGCTGACATCGAGAATGACAGGTTCGAGGAAGTTAAGAATCCTGAACTGAACTACATATTTGGTTCGGCACAATATGTGAAGGATAAACTTGATGAATACAGCAAAGTACCTTCAACATCAGAACGTAAGTTCCCGCTTGTCGTACTGTTCTGTCCTGTAACAGAGAAGAGAGACAGTCTGGATTATTATTCCAAGGTTTCACTGAATATCCTTATAGCGTGTTCATCAACTAAGAGCTGGAGCAATGAACGGCGTCTGTATGCTTCATTCATCAACATTCTTCGTCCGATTTATGAAAGATTGATTGAGGTTATCAAGAATGATGGGAGGTTTGATATATACTATGACAGTATCGTTCCGCATGAATATTCTGAGAACTACTCGTATGGCAGATACGGAGCCTATACGGAATCCGGAGAGGAAGTGAGCGAGCCTATTGATGCCATAAATATACGCTCGATGGAATTAATTGTTAAAAATCAAAGTTGTAGGTAATGAGAAATACAAGAGTGTGCGAAAGCGCAGAAATGAATACAGGTGGTTCGGCCTGCAAGGTTGACTGGGGTAAGGTAAAAGGTGCAATACTTGTTGAGCATGGAGTAAAACTACCGGCAAATATTACTGCCGATGAGTTGGAAAAAAAGTGTCATGCTGACAGACCAGGCAGAATTTATCCTATTCATACATTCGTTGAATATGCGAAGAATGGTGGTGAAGCTCAGGTTAGTGCTGTGGGATACGGAGCGAACCAGTACAATGGCCTCAACGCTCAGACAGATACTTTCACGCTTCCTCGTTTTGATGAAATTCTGAATGCTGAGCTGTTGCGTTGTGCTAACAAGGAATGGGATGTGTACTTCTGGGATTCAAACAGAATGCTTATCGGTTACAATGATGGAACTGATATTCTTGCCGGAATTCCGATGTCAACAGTATATCCAGGTGCCACACCGTTCAGCACAAGCAGTGCGAAGTCAAGTATGACGGTAAATTTCTGCCACATGGATGCAGAAGACAGCCAGTTGAACTTTGACTACTTGAAGTTGGATTTCAATCCTGCGAATGTAATTAAAGGGTTGACTGAGGTCATGTTGGTTGAAAACGAAAGCAAAAAATTCAAGATTATTGAATGTGTCGGTGGCTATGACAGAACTGCAGAATTTGCCACTGCATTGTCCTCAGGTGCATCCGAGGTATTTGAAGGGGTTACTTCTGCTTCGTATGAGGACGGTTATCTCAAAATTACTCCTGGTGAAGGTGAGATTTCAGTTAAATCACCTTCTGTTCTGTACGAGAATGATGTCAAATGGGTTGAATTTGTTAAGGTGGTCAAAGCGTCATGATTGTAGATGGAGTCAATTTTGTGGAAAAGCAGGTCAAGATGATGTCGAAAAAGAAATTCATTGATACTCACATGACCTGTATCTGGCAGAAAGTTGCTGAGGAGAATCGAAGAAAGAAACTTTCTGACGTGTATGACCGGATTGCTGGTAAGTCTGTAAAGGATGCTGACGGTGAGTCTGCTGATAAGTGATGGTTTTGGTTGATTAAGCCGGGCGGAAGTCCGGCTTTAATTTTAATTGTATGTATGGCTGATTTCGAGAAATTGGAGAATGTGATAAACAGAATTGCATCAGGATTTGAAAAGTCATGTATGGATTGCCTTCAGGAAAACAATATAGAAATTGCAGACCTTGTAAGGGAACAGCTATATTCTGGTCTTGACGGTAATACAGACAGTCTGAGGCCTGGTTATTCTGATGATCCGTATTTTCATGAGACTACCTCCATATGGCATAACAATCCTGACGGATATATAGCATGGAAAAAGAAGATAACACCTCCGATAAAAAGCCCGAGACTGAATCTTCCTCCAAGGCCTGTTGATGTTCCTAACTTGTATATCACCGGTCCGTTCCATGAAAGTATCCGCGCATCTGTTGCAGGTGATACTCTCTCGATTGATACTGTGGGATTCGTTGATGGTCCTGACATAGTAAGGAAATACGGGAATGACATTCTCATGTTGGGAAAGGACGCAAGAGAGTATGTTGTACTTCAACTTCTCGAGCCTTTTTTGAAACGTTTTTTCAAACAATGTGGGTATAAATGATGGGATGCGGTTGCGAGAATAAGAAAATCATGTCTGACTATGAGCGTGTGGCCATGCTTGCAAAAAAAGCTGCCATGCTGGACGGATGTGTGTACGTTGTGTACAGGAAGAGTGACGGTACCTACTCGTTCGATAAGGAAGGTACCAAGGTGGATGGCGTTATTGTTGAATATAAACATTACTTGTGATGGGAAATTTGAAATTGAAGGATTTCGTCGATGAGGAATCATTGAAGAAGTTGCAGGAACTTAGGAGTACAATATCAGATGTAAGGCAGGATTACAAGGATGCTGCATCGGAACTTATCAAGGGACTTACTGTTGACGTCAAGGTAAAGGGAGATATTGACAAGTTGCAGGCCATATATAATACTCAGGCTAAGAACGTATCTTCCGCATCTGAAAAACTTACTGATGCATTCAGTCGTCAAGCAGAGGTCGCTGAACAACTGATGAAGAAAATCAAGGAGAAGGCAGATGCAGAAAAGCTGAGTACAAAAGAGGTAAAGGAATTGTCAAAGGCATCAGCAGAAGCATCCAAGGCAATGCAGCAGGCTGCTAAGGCTGAGGAAGCAATGAATAAGGCTCAGAAAGCTGCGAATACTACCAGAAAGGCTGCTGCCATGACCGAGGAGGAGCGCATACGTTTCATCAAGGAATCTTTGGAGTTGGCAGACAAGGAGGTGCATAGTATTGATGAAGCGAACGAAGCAAATAAGAGATTGCGTCAGGCTGTAAAGATGGTACGTGATACTGATGAAGATTATAAGAATACTCTTGGAAAACTTAATTCTACTATCGGTGTCAATACAGATTACGTTAAACGTAACAGTGACCGATATACTCAGCAGAAGATGGAAATCGGAAACTACAAGGAGAACATCAAAGCTGCATGGATGGAGATAGAGCGAGGAAACAGTTCCATGAAGAATATGGGTATCATCGCATCGAATGTCGGTAATATTTTAAGACGTAATTTTTCTAAAGGCATAAGTAATGTAGGTGTTGGTGTCGCATCAATGGTAAAAGGATTTGTAGGAGCACAGGTTGTACTGACAGGTGTTCAGAAGTTAATATCATTGTTCAAGGGTGGAATACAGACATCTATTGAATTTGAAGCTGCTAACTCAAATCTTGCTGCAGTCCTTGGTACAACATCTGATAAGATTAAAGACTTGCAGAACGATGCCCGTGAGCTTGGAGCATCAACCAAATACACAGCAGCAGAAGCCACAAACTTACAGATAGAACTTGCTAAGTTAGGTTTCACAGCTCAGGAAATTAAAGACAGTACACAGTATATCTTACGGTTTGCTCAGGCTACTGGTGCAGAACTTCCTGATGCGGCTTCGTTGGCCGGAGCAGCTTTAAGAATGTTCGGTGCCTCAACAAAAGAGACCGAGCGTTACGTGTCCGCAATGGCTGTATCTACAAGTCGTAGTGCGTTGTCATTCTCTTACCTTGCGACAGCGATGCCTATTGTTGGCCCTGTAGCCAAATCATTTAACTTTACCATTGAAGACACGTTGGCGTTGTTAGGAAAGCTTTCTGATGCTGGATTTGATGCGTCAATGGCTGCGACAGCTACACGTAACATTCTGCTTAATCTTGCAGACAGTAACGGTAAGCTTGCAAAGACATTGGGTGAGCCTGTTAAGACGTTGCCAGACCTTGTAAATGGGCTTGTCAAGTTGAGGGATAACGGAGTTGACCTTAACACCACACTCGAACTTACGGATAAACGTAGCGTGTCCGCATTCAATGCGTTCCTTACGTCAGCTGATAAGATTGTCCCACTCAGAGAACAGATTACAGGAGTAGAGGGGGAGTTGCAGTCAATGGCAGATGTGATGTCTGACAATATGGCTGGTTCGTTGAAGTCTTTGTCATCCGCATGGGATGAACTTATGCTTACCATAAACGGAAGTAACGGATGGATGCGCAGCGTGGTTGACTGGGTTACTGGTATGGTACGTGGACTTTCCGCTTTACTTGCTTCTGTGGAAACAATCGAGACAAAAATGATGTCCGGATACGAGAAGTCATACATGAAAATCACAAAGAGTGCGGACATTATTGGGAAGTACGAGGAACAGATAGCTAGAGATACAGAGAAATACGTGAAGCAGGGAATGTCTGCAAAAGAGGCTGAGGAAAAAGCACGTGACATACAGCTTAAATCACTTGAGGAACGTATAAAGAAGGAAGAAGTGCTGATAGCTGATGCGGAAGCTAAGAAGAAAGAGATACAGGATAAGGAAACTTGGTATAATAAGGCATACCTTCATAAAATGGAGGATGGAAGCTATAAGACATATGCTGCTATGGAACTGCAACAGTCCGAAGCTATCGCAAAATCAAAGGCAATGATTTCAGTGTACAGATCGTTGTCGAGCGAGATAAAGAATGTGTCAGGTGCAAGTACGACTGGAGGTAATGGTGTAAAAATAGAAACAGATAAGGAGAAGGCTGCACGTTTGAAGGTTGAAGCTGACTTGCAGAGGTCTCAGACTGCACTCATGGAAGAAGGACTTGATAAGGAGCTGGCTACAATCCGCTATGGTTACCAGCAGAAGATTGATGCAGTAAAAGGTAATTCATCCGCAGAAATGGCGTTGAGAAAATCGTTACTTCAAGAAATGAACAACGCTTTGTCGAAGGCTTCTGAGGAGTATGAGAAGAATCGTGCTAGTATTGACCTTCAGAATCGTCTTGCCTCGGTTGAGGAAGGAAGTGATGAAGAAATGTCAATTCGTCTTGATATTCTTGAAAAGCAGAAGGAAGAAGAAATTAAGGCTGCTGAAAGTAATGGTGCCGATGTGAGCCTCATCGAGCAGAAATATCTTAATGAAAGGCGTAAGATTTATGAGGAATATGCTGCTGATTATGTTGATGAGATTTCTAAATCTGCCGCAGCCGAACAGGTTGTAAGGAATGCACAATATAATTCCGACCTGAAAGAGTTGGAAAAGCTGCATGCCAAGAAACTTATTTCGGATGAGGAATATGAGAAAAAGAAGGCTGATATAACAGAACGGTATTCTATTGATACCGCTAAGGCTGCTGTTGACTCGTTGGAGGAACAGATTTCTGTTGAAAATCTGAGCCAGGACGACAGAGAAAAACTTGCCGAGCAGCTTCAGAAAGCAAAGGCTGATTTGGCAAATGCTGAAGCTGATGCTGAGATTGCTGCAATCAAGAGGGTTCAGGATGAAGAAGAAGATTCTTACAAAAAACGGATGAAGAATGCTCAGCGATGGATGGATGTTGCGTCTGATGCCATTGGTGCAATCGGTAATCTTATGTCGACATTATATGAGCGCGATATTGACAATATTGAGAAGGAACAGGAGGCAAATGAGGAAGCGTACAATGCTGATGTTGAAAGGATTGAAGCACTTGCCGAAAGTGGAGCAATATCTGAGGAGGAAGCAGAGGTTCGTAAAAGAGCTGCTGAAGCTGAAACATCAAGAAAGAATGAGGAACTTGAGAAAAAGAAAGTTCAGTTGCAGCAGAAGCAGGCTAAATGGCAGAAGGGTGTGGACATTGCTCAGGCTGGTATAGCAACAGCACTTGCAATAACTCGTGCATTACCTAACCTAGTACTTGCTGCAATAGTAGGTGCAATGGGAGCGGTACAGATAGCGACTATCGCAGCAACACCAATTCCTGCATACAAGGAAGGTACTAAGAACGGTGGACATATTGGAGGATTGGCTATCGTTGGTGATGGTGGAAAGCATGAGGTTGTTGTGTATGGTGGTAAGTCATGGGTAACTCCAGATGTTCCTACCGTGGTAGATTTACCGAAAGGTGCTGAAGTGTTCCCTGATATAAGCGAATTCAATGAGAATGTAAGAATGAATACTATATATGATTCAGGAATAAGTAGTCATGTTGTTGTAAATGATTATTCTGAACTATCTCGTGAGATGAAAGGAATGCGTGTAGAACTCAGGAAAATAATGAAGATAATACATAAGGAAGCATACAACTCTAATTATGAACATTATAAAAGTACAAGATTATGATAACTACATTAAGCAGGTTGAGTATGTTTGATTTTATTGAACTTCTTTGTGGAAACAGAGAAGTTCTTATGGAGGAAGGTGATAATAATTCCATGCTGGAAAATGTGGCTTCAGAATTGATATATCAGTATCAGAGCATAGTAAATCCTTCCGGAATAGAATCTGCAATTTTAGAAAAGGAAGAGAAAATAAAGATTAAGTACAGGATTACTATTGCAAAGATATTGAAGGCGCTTATTAGCATAAACGCTGTAGATGATGTTGTTGGACTTCTGTCAGAAATGGGAATTACTGGTATTGAGCGTGAAAAGATTCCTTCAAGAATAGACCGTATGATTGCAGAAGCGGAGTACATGAGAAAGAGGATTGAAGATACTTCTTCTGCTGATAGAAAGAAAAATACTCCTGATGATGTACGTGCATCATTTGACAGGGAGATAGCGTTTCTTATGACTTATTTCAAAATGAATATTGACACAAGAATCATTACTGCAGGTGTGTATGCGAATATGGTTCATCAGGCAGATGTTGAAATTAAAAGAAAATTGCATCGTTAGATAACTTTTTTGCTGCTTGTCGAATTTTTTTCCGTTTGGTTTGTAACACGATTGTAACACTAATAATCGTAATAGACATGGAAGAAAAATTCGACAATGTGGCTTTATTGCCAGTAATTAATGAGAAATGTGACATAATAATTCATCTTTTATCGTCACTTTGCGACAACCCGGATTTTCTTATAGACTTACTCAGAAAGACTACTGAGAAGCAGAATAAGTTTTCATCATCTCGAATGAAAATATTGCATGGACATGGGGTTGGAGCAGATAGTGATTGAGCAATATCAGTGGATATTGGGACTGGCAAGAAAGTATTGCAGGAATATGATGGACGCAGAAGACCTTGCCGAAGAGACTGTGTATAAGATTCTGTCAAATAAAAGTAAATATGATTCTTCCAAGAGCTTCCGACCATGGTGCAGCGTTATTATGTTGAACACATATATAACAACATACAATCATGAATCATTGATACGTTTCGATTCTGAGGAGAAGGCTGAGCATATCCATTCTTATTTCGATGCGGACAATGAAATGTTAAGGAATGAACTTTATGGGATAATTGAAAAATGCAGGAGAAAATCATGTTCCGTTGATTGCGCTATAATGTATGCTGAGGGTTACTCTTATGAAGAGATAGCAAAAAAGATGCATATACCATTAGGTACGGTTCGTAGCCGTATCTCGTTTGCTCGGAATATGATTAGGCAATGTGTTGTAGATTAATAAGTTAATTATGGTTTGACAATTGAAAATGGCGAAGTTTACGATTGCATATATAGTCAATCTGAACTATCTTTATAGTACAATTAAAATATAAGTCAAACCAAATAATTAGCATTATGGAAAAGAGTAATTTTCGAGTAAGAGTGATGAAGTATGCACACCAGTTAGCAAAAACAACAGAATACACGTGGAAAATCTGTCTTATTAAGGCATGGGAGTTATACAGACTTGCTAAAAATATGAGAAAGGGTATTGTGAAATTTGCATTCCAGAAAGTTGACGGAAGCATCAGACATGCTTCAGGAACATTGTACAATCTTCCGGCCGGAACATCAATTCACGGGAAAAAACTGACAAAGCCAAGTTACAAGACATTTGCATACTTTGATGTAGATAAAGGAGAGATGAGATGCTTTAAGATAGAAAACCTTGTAACTGTTTATTGATATGGAAAGTTTTATTGTTACTACTTCCGGGGAAGTATCATTTACTTTCCCGGCAAACGGGAGTGATTTCTCGTTGAAAGAATTGCAGGATTCTGTTAATGGATATATAGAGATTGTTCCAATAAGAAAGAATGTAGGTCCTTTGATTTTTAAGGAATTTGATAAGGAGGGGTTTGCAATAAAATTGACTGATGAATATATTATGATTGTTAACTCTGATGGGAAGATTGAGTCTCAGCAGTTCAATTATGTAGCAACAGTACTGGCAACGGCATCGGAATCCATAAGTCCTGGAGACTGGATTGCTGGAGATGTACTTGTCTGCAGAAGTAGCATGGTTAAATAGTTCGGTTTTGTGTAATGTGTTTTATATCAGTTGTTTGCGTGTTTTGGGATGAGCAGGATTTTAGGCAAGCCGTAGTCGGTTTGCCTATTTTTATATATTTGAGAATGAATTAACGACAGGATGATTTGTAGATATTTTTTACATATAGACTCAGATGTTATGGATGTTTCAGATATGATTGAAAATCTGTCTGACATCAAGATAACATATACTCGTACAGGATTAAACGGAGTAACGAGAAAGTGTGGTAGTACAATTAATTTTGTTTTTTCTGCAAGGGATAAGCTGATTGGAGTGTATAAATCAAAAGGTATTAATTCTGTAGTTTACTTCTCAATATCACAAATTATTAATAACTGGGATTTTGTTGAACTATTTAAATGTCAGCTTGATTTCTCGTCTTTTAGCTACGACTCATATTCTGCAAGTATATCATGCCTTGATAATGATATTGAATCAATATTAAATGCTAATAAGGGCACTACGTATGAGTTTTTTGTAGACGAATTGAAGGATGATAAAAAACTGAATTATGATGGTGTTATAATCAGGAATGAGAAGGTATGTATATTATCCGGTGAAACTGTTGAAGGAGAATCTTACACAAGGAAAGAGTTTGACAACAGGGTGCCGGACTGGTGGTGGATACCATATATCGGAACTACAGATTCTGGTTCTGAAATTCATAACAAGTCATTCGTTTTTCAGGACCAGTCTGAATCTATGCCTTCGGCTTCAGGTGACAACACAGGATGGGGATTCCCTGCAAATCCTTGTAATACAAGCTGGTTTTTGGAATGTCTGCGAGACAATACTATAACAATTGATTTTAGTTCCATAGAGTTCTCAGGTAGTAATCAGTTTGCATATGCTTTGTTCAAGATTGATACTAAAGGTGTGGTACAACCACTGACATGTGGATATTCAAATATGCTTTCGCTTGACTCAAATACGAGACCGAATTCAATTAAGTGGACCGGTCAGTTGAAGAAAGGTGAAAAGCTTCAGTATGCTGTTTTTAATCATAATCCTTTAAATGAAACTCATGCAGATTTGTCAAGCTTGCGAGTAAACACTGGTGAATGTGGTGCTTCATGGGATGAAAGGGGTGACAATTACAAGATTGATATTGTAAGGCCTGTTACATTGCTTAATGCAATATTGAAAAAGATATTTCCTGGAAAGGATATTACCGGTTCTATTATTGAAAGTGTAGTAGGAATAACTAACGACAGGTTGAAAAATTCTTGTCTTGTCGCAGCAGAGAGTATCCGTGAAATGGCTACTCCACGAATATATACATCTTTCTCGAAGTTCTGTGAATATATGGAAGCCGTATATGGATATGTATATATAATTGATGGTAATGATGTGCGTTTTGTACACAGGAGTGAGCTTTTTAGTACCGATAATAAGATTGTTATAGGAAATGTGTCTGAATTTAATTATTCGGTAGCTTCCGACAGAATATATTCATCCGTACAGATTGGATATGAAAAGCAGGATTATGACTTTGGAAACAATGGTTCTGATGAATTCAATTTCAACAATACATATACCACCGGATGTACTATAAAAGATTCAAAACTGACTCTTATATCACCGTATAGGGCAGATTGCTATGGGTTCGTTGAATTGGCTGAAAAGAGAAATCAGGATTCAACGACAACAGACAGTGACCAGCAGATATTTATTGTGTGCGCAGTTGAAAATGAATCAGGATATGATCTTGACAGAAGTGTAGATGTTCAGGGTACATATACTTATTCCATTTTTAATGCGAAACTTGCTCCAGTTTATATGATAGAAGCTAATATGGCTTATTTATCTTCGTTTGCTGGGAAATTGACATTTGCATCATCTGAAGGTAACTCTGACATCGTTATAGACGGGCGAAAAGTGAATTCTGATATAGATATGGGAAGTTCTATGTTTGGTAATGGTAATTTTTCTTTCACAATGGAGAATACTATAATTGATAGTAATTTGAACTCTTTGTGCATAGAATTATCAAATCAAGAAAAGACATATAAGGGAGCTATTAAAAGCTTGGAATTCAGTTTATCAAATGTGGAAGCTGTCAAGTATGAACTTATAGAAATTAAGTAATATGTATAAGATAAGTCCTTTTACACCATTGTTTTTCAAGCCATCTACGGATATTGGATTATCAAGCAGATATGTGCAGTCATTTTCTACGTATGACCATATTCTTTTGCAAATAATAGCATACAATGAAAGTAATGCTCCATCAGTATATATCGTTGATATAATCGGGAAAAGGCGGATGGTTAACATGAGGTCTTGGTTGATGAACCCCAATGAAACTTTGTATTTCACAGAAATAACAGGATTGAATGATGGCCTATATTCTGTTGAAGTTGATGGGGTATGTTCAGAAGTATTCCGTGTGACAGATGATGTCTCTGGAACTGTTCTATTACAGTATTCAAATCCTAATAATAGGATGAGAAAGGATGCTGTATTTTGGATTGATGGGATGCAATACTTTTTTGATTTCAGGATACCTGGTGGATTCAAGGATGATGATTGGGTCTTCGGTGTTGAGAATGAGCAGTACACAACAGCTGATAATGATGTCGTTGATATATACAGTACGGAGTACACGCAGAAGACCATGACAATCGGCAATTCGTTGGGATGCCCTGTATGGTTCGCCGAAAAGCTGAATCTCCTGCTGTGCAGTACCTATTTCTATATTGATGGCATTCGTTATGTCAGGGTTGACTCTTCGGTTCCGGAAATGAATATACTTGTTGAGGGAATAAGGTCTTATGTATTCAAACAGTCCCTCCGTCAGGTTCGTTGCCTTAATCCGACTCTTGAGGAACGCAACCAGATGCTTCTGAGAAGGACAGGCAATTTGAACAGATACGTAAAACAGAAAATTAGAACAATAAAATAATTATAGCTATGACAGAATCGGAAAAACAGGAAATTGTGAGCAGAGTGCTTTCGTCTCTTTCCACGAATTCAGCAACAATCGATCAGTTGATAGAAACGGGTGCTTGCACTGATAATGATTACTTTGAAACAGGAAAGGGTAATAAGGTTAGCTATGCTAATATGATGAAACCAATTCATCAGAAATATGATAGAAAATTTTCAGATCTTAATAAAGATATAGTTAAGAAAACGACTGAACTGAATATATCGGTTTTATATCCCACTGGTGGAATTGGTGGAAGCAACAAATACGACCTTGCAACGGCCATCGGCAAAGTTCCGGAAGAACTCCGCGTTCCGGGGCTGGTTGTGTCGTTTTTGAATAAGGCCAATAAGGTGGAAAAGTGGACTTATCAGGGCGGCACATGGGCTGCAGCTTCGTTCATTCGCCAGGAGGCAGGAGGAAACAAAATACTGGAGTGGAACACCGATGCAGCCACCACGCGCAAGCAGGTACCTGCCAATGAGCGCAAGGCGGGGATGCAGATAAGCTACAAGGATGCTGACGGAGATTGGGTAAATGAACAGTATATTTATACAGATGTCAGCAACGCTCAATGGGCATCAGACCTGTGGTGGATTAGATTGGCGAACGAGAAAGACTTATATCTTACAGATTTATTGTTAGAAAGCGTTGTTGATTTTAATACATTACCGATACAGTTATATGATTGCTATTGGGCAAAAGATACAGGAGTTTTTACAAAAGGTATGACAGGATGGCTTGTTCTGAAGAAAATACCTTGTTTCGGGTTACAGCAAATAGAACTTAATGTAAATGCAATACGAGCAATATATTATGATACGAACGATAAATACCTTTCACAATGGACAGGAAATACAACCAACAAATTTCCAATACCCGAAGGTGCAGTATATGTAGGAATAAATATTGGAGCAAATATCACCGATAAAACTAATATTATAATTAAGGGCATACGAAAAGACAGCAAAGATGTTAATACTTTATTCAAAGATGTATCGTCTCTTAATGATAAAATGGGTAAAGTTGATAGCATTGAAAATACAATATTTGAAGAGTCCGGTATTTCTTTAGCAAAAGAAAAATTGGCTCACGCTTCTTGGCAAAGTTCTAATGGGGCATACAATATTGAAAATGCCCCAGCATTCCCATATTGGGTTACCACTGAAAGAAAATTTTCTATACCTTCAACAAAAGAAATACATCTTATTAATAGCGGTGACGTTAAGTTTTATAGGGTTCTGTTTTATGATGAAAATGATGATTATTTAGGCATTGATAAATCGGTAACTAATACTAAGGATTTGACATCATCTAATATACCCGACGATGCTAAATATTTTACATTTAACCTTTATGTTCCTGCATCTTCAAAAGAAGAAGCTATCAACACCGCTAAAAATTATAGCATAAGTTTGAAAGCGCCGGAAGAGGACACTTCGCAAGAAATTATATACAATGAGAAAAATTTCTTTACCGTTGAAGTAAATGCTCATAACCCGATAAAAACTGTATTAACGGCACAGGAGCAGACACAGATAAAGGATGAGCCTAATATGTATGAAGATTACTGTCAGCTTCTATTACCTAAAGGACATAGCAATAAGAAAGCTCCATTAAAAGTAGTAGTTTTTTTTCATGGAGGTGGAGAAGCAGTTACAGAAAATGCGGGATTTGAAAATTTCGCTCCAGCTGTACACTTCTTATATAGAGGATATGCCGTGTTAGCAACAAACGGATTGCCACATAAATTGGCATCTGAGAACGGATTGTCAGTGTCACGCCCTGTAGGTAATTGGATGGCGGTAGAATCAGCGGTAAAGGCTCTTGACTACTCAATTAAGAATTTCAATATTGACAGAGACGGCGTATATGCGTATGGGTACAGTCAAGGAGGTATGACCGCACTGAATTTTGTCGATTTAGGCAATTGCAGTGTTAAAGCTGTTGCTGTGGACTCCCCGGCTGCATCCATGAAGTACAGCCAGTTGGCAATCAGGGATGCTTGGACAAATCTGCAATATTTTTATGGCTTTAACTCCCTGGAGACTTTCAGTTATGACAAAGTAGCTGGGCTTGACCCTTATTCAAGGAATTGTTCCGAAATCGTGGACGCATCGCAATACAGAGTCGGCAATTTGTTTGCTGACGGCGAATTGGAAAAAATCCATGGGCTCCGGCTTTTTAAAAGCCCTACAAAATTTTTTGTAGGCGATGCTGATTCCCTATGTAAGGGCTTTGTTTCCCAAATCATGGTGAAACAGGGGAAAAATGCCGGGCAATTCTGTGATTGCAGCATATACAAGGGAGTCGGGCATTGCGTAGACAGGTTAGCAACCACAATAAAAAGCATCAATTACAACAATAAGAATTATGACATAACGCAGCCCATGGTAGATATGGCTATATGGTTCTCGCGATTTGGGGGATACACCGTGAACCCATTATAAGGTACTTCAACCCATCCCGCCTTCCCATATAAGGAGAAGGCGGGGAGATATTTCTTTATTGCAAGGCCTTGGGATATACCCTTATTCCGCCGCCAAGCATCGACTTTATCTGTGCGGCAACGAATCCGCCGATAATGTTATGCCCGTCCAGTGTGGGATGCACCTTGACGGAGCCTCCGTCGACTCTTCGCCAGTCCTCCTCAAGGCTGTTGCCGTTGCGCAGTCCGCATCTGCGGCCTACGTCGATGACGGGCAGCTTGTAGTGGAGGGCCAGACGCTCAGTCTCCACGCGCAGCTGCTCGATGGTATATCCTGCTTCCACATCGGGGTATCGGTCCAGCTGTGTCAGGATGAAGATTCTTGCCTTCCACGAGCATTTGTCCACAAGCGTTTCAAGCACCCACCGGAAGCTGTCCATCACGGTGCCGCTGTTGTAACAGTCCTCCATAGTCTTGCACGTCGCCTCTGCTGCACTGCCCAGCGGAGCCTTGCCGCCCCAGTCATTGATGCCGCCCATCAGTGTCACCACGCCCTCATATCCCTGCGGAACCTTCTCCAGCTGCTTGCCTATCCAGTATCCCCCGCTCTTCGCAGCGGTGAAGCCCGCGCCTCCCACTGCGAAGTATTCCGCCTTGCGGCTGTGCAGGCTCTCGGCCACGGTTCGCGTGTATGAACCGCTTTCGGCGGAGATGGAGTCGCCCAGGGAAATATAGTCAAGGATTCGCGTCGTGTCTATATGCGAGGCATACAGGCCCGACACGTATTCGCTCACGTGCTCAGCCTTGCCCACCACGCGCAGCACGGTTCTGCCCGTTCCCTCGTACACGTCGTTCCAGCTCGCTATGGCGTATCTTGCCCCTTCGGGAGGAGCGACGTATCCGTGCATGGACTTGGTATATGTGTTGGCCGTGGTGTACGGCAGCACGGAGGCCCCGATGCAGGCGAAGCCGCTGTCATAGAAACACAGCGAAGGCGTGTTGTCCGACTTGTTCGGCAAGACCCCGTACAGCAGGTACTTCAGCCGCGGGTCAACCGGGAACAGGCCGGTGGATACGGTGAGTATGCCGGAGTTTATCACATTGTCTGGCATGCCGCTTTCAAGCATCCTCCTTTCCCGGCAATATCCCAGGGCGGCAAGGTCTATGTCATGCTGCACCACGCTCACGTCGTCCCCCTCACGGAACGTCTTGAGCTGGTACGGCCTGTTCGACGGGGTTTCCTCAAAATACCCGATGTTTCGCCTTACCCTGACATATTTAGCCTGCATGGGCAGGAAACGGCATGAGAAGTTGTTCACGAAGCCGTCTCCCGAGAGGCTCTGCCGGGTGGGGATTATCTTCTTGTCGGCGTCAAAGACCAGCAGGTCGGGCTTGGCGTTTGAGTTGAACAGCAGCACGCGGCTGCCCAGCCGGTCTATCTCGATGAAGTCGGTAGAGAGGGCCGAGCCTATCGTGGTGGGCAGTTGTACAGGTCTGTATGTCTCATAGTCGTCCGTCTCCCACCAGTCTGTCTTGTTGAACTCAAAGAGGTATTCGCAGTTCCCCATGTAGCCCATCTTGCCGTTGCCGCGTTTCCAGTTCACGCTGTTACACCAGTCGGTATTGTCTTTTCCGCTGCCCATATACGTTTCTTCGGCCACCCTGCCATCATGGTCGGTGTATCTGATTACGGTTCCCGTCTTGCGGAAATTAACGGGCACATACATGCGCGTAAGCAGCGGATTGTGCTTGTAGGGGGTATCGTAAATTCCCCCGTCCTGTTTCGGCGACAGGTCTTCCCAGTTGGCGTTGATGTTGCCGAAGGTGTTGTCGTCATAGGCAGCCCCCGTAAACTCCTCATACACCAGCGCGTCTGTTCCGTCCTGCTTGACTTCCGTGCGGAAATCAAACCAGCATCCGTCGAAGTTGTTGTAGGCAAACGGGTAGTCAGTCCTGTTGCCGTTCTCTTTCGATGTAAAGACCACTACTGAACCAGATGCGGATACGTTCCAGTTCTCCGATGCCGCTTCGGCGGCAATCATCTCGGCAATCCTTGTCTGCGAGTTGTCGGATGCCGCAGTCTTAATCTGGAGGGACTTCCCATCAATCTCCAGCGTAAACGAGCCTCCCTTGTTCCCTTGGGGGTAGCCTCCCAGTATCATGTGCACGATTGTGGGTCGCTGTATCTTGTAGCATATCCGAAGCCCCGTCCTTCTCAGCCGGACAGGGACCTGTATGCGCGTCTGTCGGAGGTCGGTTTTCCACGGAAGCATCAGAAATGAGGACTTGGCCATGTATGCAGTGCTGGCCACGGCGTCCCAGTTTTCATCCCTTGTCCAGTACACGTCTTGGGTGTCACTGCCTACAAACTGCTCGTTCGTCCACACACCTTCTGCATCCTTGTAGCTTATCTGCATCCCCGCCTTGCGCTCATTGGCAGGTACCTGCTTGCGCGTGGTGGCTGCATCGGTGTTCCACTCCAGTATTTTGTTTCCTCCTGCCTCCTGGCGAATGAACGAAGCTGCAGCCCATGTGCCGCCCTGATAAGTCCACTTTTCCACCTTATTGGCCTTATTCAAAAACGACACAACCAGCCCCGGAACGCGGAGTTCTTCCGGGACTTGGACTATCGCCGTGGAAAGTACTTGACGCCGGATTTTTATCGGGTAGAAAACAGGTCGAAATTTATAAGAATATACCTGTTTTCTACCCTTAATTGTTTTCACAGAAAGGCAGCCATTGGGCGAAGGATATAAGCTAAGGTATGTATCCATGCAATAGAGTTTCTTAAATAATGATAGATATTATGCCAATTGTTGAATCTTATTTTATCGGGGAGCATATTTAGAAATTTTGCTGTTTTGAGAATCTAATATATTTTATTATATCTTTGTAGAGTAATCTTGCCCTCAGATGGTACATATGGTATCGTCTGGGGGCTTTTTGTTTAATCTAAAATGTATAAAGGATGAAAGTCTTAGATGATTTCTTGGCTAAACATGGTATCGATAAGATTCTACACCATGTTGTTGGTGCATTGATATGCGCCTTGATCAGTTTTGTTTTCATTATCCGGAATGCTATGTTCGACTGGACTGCTGTTGCTATTCCTACGATAGGCGCAGTTGTGGTTCTTTTGCTCTCGGTTATCAAGGAATATGCTTTCGATGACAAGGTGGACTGGATGGATATTGTATGGGCTATGGCTGGCTGTTTGTGGATATATGCAGCTGTGGCAGTTGGCGTATTGTTTAATCATTTGTCTGTGTGATATGGAGAAGTATGTAGGATTTATAACACAGGATGTAAGGAGTGGGATAATCATAATCTTTACATGTATGGTGTTGATTGCTCTTGCGTGCTTATGGGACATGTGGACAGGTATTGATGCAGCCAGGGTTAACAAGGAGAAGATCAGGAGCAGACCGTTACGAAAGACGGGTGCCAAGATTGTAGATTACTTCAGATTGGTATTTTACTTTGTATTCATTGATATTCTCGGATTGTGTTTCCCTTGGTATAATCTGCCATACGGCGCGATTATAGGTACATTAGGAGTATTGATAATCGAGGGGGTATCAGTCGTTGAAAATTTAAAGAAAAAGAAAAGCCATGCTGCAGAAGTCGCTGATATGGCATCTAAAATTGTAGAATGTCTGTCTCCGGAAGAAGCTCATAAACTTATTAAAATAATTAAGGAGGAAAAGAAGAATGAATAGTTTATCACGAGGATTGAGAAACTGTAATCCGGGAAATATTAGGATTACAAAGGATAAGTGGCAGGGACTACGTGAAGTACAGAGTGATAAAAGTTTTTTTCAGTTCACCGAGATGTGCTGGGGGTACAGGGCATTGATGCGTACCTTACAGAATTACAGAAGAAGGCACAACTGCAATACCATTGCGGACTTTATAAAAAGGTGGGCTCCGGAGAATGAGAACAACACAAGTGGATATATTATCCGAGTCTGCTCTGAAATGCAAGTTCCTTCCACGTTTGTGCCTGATGTTGATGACAAGAATACCATGTGCGCTTTTGCTGCCGCAATATCTCAGGTCGAAAATGGAGTTCCTGCTGTGATGGAAGATATATTGAAAGGATGGGAGTTGCTATGATAGCGGATAGCCAAAATCGTTTCAAGGAATCTTTTGAGCAGGCAGATAAGGGAGTATAAGATGGATATTGAAGCGTTGAAGCGAGCAGTCCATAAAGCTGCAACAGGCTCATCAAGTGACAAAAACTGAAAGGGAAATGGCTTTGAGGCCATGTATTGATTTAAAAGAATTATTCAGGAAGAAGTAAAATGAAATCTCTACCTTATATATTAATTGCGTTTTTGGCCTTTAGCTTGGGTTGGTGCAGCCGTTCTCCAACAAAGGAAGTGTATAAGTACGATACAATTCAGAGTGAGCCTATCGTGGAAACAGAAGTCAAGATAGATACACAGTACATACTATCTCCGTTTCCTTATCTTGCATGGATAGACCATACAGATACAATCTATATGGGTGATAGCTGCTGGCATCTGCGTGAATATAAGGAATACCGGGATAGCAACTACTACGCTAAGGTTAGCGGTATTGCTCCACGTCTGGATGAGTTTCGTGTATATCCCAAGACTTTATACGAAACTCAATACATCTATCGTGATGTGGTCCATAAACCTAAAAGGTGGGGAGTGGGGGTTAGTGCCGGATATGGTGTCGGGAGGAATGGCTTTACGCCAGTGTTGGCTTTTACCGTTAATTATAATCTTTGGCAGTTCTAAGCTCCATTTTGCTGATGTTGGCAAATAGGAATGAAATAGCCCTCTTTGGATAATTTCATTGAGGGCTATTGTTGTAACTGAGCCTATCATCATCACTAATCATCCCGTCTGTCAGTTACATCTATAGTTACTGATATAGGTTGTGGTTAGTTCGATAATAGGCATAAAAAAGGTTAGGGGAACCACCCCCTAACCCAAAGTCAAACCAAAATCAGGGCCACCGCCCATCATTATGGCATTGCAAATATACGGTATTATTTTGTATAGACAAAAAAATCCCCGCATCGGCTTAGTGCGGGGACATGTCAAACAAAGTCACTTAATTAAATTTAAGCGAAGCCGAAGTATTCTTTATCGTATTGCTTATATCTTCCAGTGCTTTCAGAAAAGTCTGAAATTCATTCTGAGTGAACTTTGCCGGCTTACCGTTTACAGTATATCCGTTAATACGCTGGTACAGCCAGTTGCGGCTTTTCCCGAAGTATTTCTTTGCTATATAGCTGAATGATATTATATCAGGAAGTTCTCCCAGCTTATCCTTTAGTACAGTTTCTTCTGCTTTGGTAATAAAATCCTCGCAAGCCTCAACTGTAGCTTGAAGTCCGGCTTTGGAATCTGCAATGTACTTGTTCTTTTCTTCTTCACTCATTGAAGATAGTTTCACCTGCATTTCCTTTTGGAAGGCAAGTTTTTCCTCGGCAGTCTTTAGCTCTTTGAACTTCTCAAATGCAGCCTGCATGTCTGCGTTAGGAAGGTATTTATCCATGTTATCCATAAATCTATTTTTAATGCCCTCCCAGTAGGGAGGGCTGTTTTTTACTCTTTTCCCAACATATTTCGGATTTCATTCATCCGGTCCAGAATGTCATTAACCATCTTCTCGTATTCTGATTTCTCAAGAACTCCGTAGGTTGAATGAAATTCGATTAGTAGTTTGAGATTCTTGTACTCTTCTTCTAACTTTTTCCTTTCTTCATTTTCCATGTTCTTTTAATTAAGTGAATAACTCTTTGTTTGACACTACAAAGATAATAAGCATTTGCATATTATCAAAATATTTCGGTGTTTTTTTACGTCAGATTATCAAGAATTTCTCTGATTGCCTTGTCTGCATGTTTCTTCATAATGGATACATAGTTGAATATCGGCCGGCTGTCTTTCATTGATTGTCCGATGCAATATTCGAGCGTGGACAATGGAATACCTAAGTCGAATCCGTGTTGAACGAAAGACTTACGGGCTGAATACAGGGTAAAATAATGCTTAATTCCGCCAATTTCTGCCAGTTTCTTAATCTTTCTTGCAAGAACATTGTAGCAGCTTACATAGCTTGAATAACGGCCGAAAATGAGTTTTCCTGATTTCTTGTCCATGTATCGTTGTATGATTGGCTTTGCCTCATCAGGAATAGAGAAGTTCACCGCATTGTCTCCCTCTTTAGTGTGCCTGGTCTTTTTTCGGACATAGTATATTTCATCTGTATTCCGGAAGTCGTATTCCAGCATATCAACAAGATTCATTCCGGCAAGATAATAAGTCAGCATGAAAATGTCACGTACTACTGAAAGGCTGTGTGTGTCCAGTCTGGCATCACGTATTTTCTTAAGCTGCTCTACTGTTATGTACGTGTCCCTTTTCTTTGCTGACGGAACTTTAGCCGTCACGAATGGGTCCACGTCGAATGATACATATCTCATTTTCACTGCATAGTTGATGATTACTTTCAGAAGAGTAATGTATATCTTAATACTTGTCTGGGAGAGTTTGTCTTTCTGAAGGCTCATTAAGTAGTTGTTGATCCGAATTGGAGTGATGTGTTCCATCAGAGTATCATTACCGGCGAAGTCCATGTACCTGTTGGCTGCAAGTCTGTACAGCTTGTAGGTCTTTCCTCTGTCATCCTTGTCAATCTGTGATAGATATTCGTCTGCTATATCAGAGAATGTCCTGTGCTTTTCTCCGGAGATTGGTGATTTGATTATCTTGATAAGCTGGCTGCATGTAAGGCTGTCTGCAAAAGGAATGTTTGACGCTCTTTCTTCATACGCTGACAGCAGCTTCATGAGGTGTATGTTCAGCCTTTCCTTGTCTGGTCTTTTGACGATCCTTCCGTTGCTTATTTCTTTCTCTGAGTCTATCGTTACATCAGTCGGGATGTATCTTGTTTGCCGGCAATGTGTAACTGCTATCCTTACAGTGTGTTTATTGTTTTTTAAGATTAAATTCGGGACAATTGTTAAAAAAAATGTTGCCATACTGGTTTATATTTTAAACTGGAATAAAAGTGGAATGAAATACGCCCAAAAGTGAGGTTTTTTCTATCATTCACACGTTACAAATTAGATTGTGAAAAGTTCGGTATGTATCCCTAACTGTTTGAAAACCAGCAATAAAAAAGATACTCCCGCTGAACACTTTCAGCAGGAGTATCACAACACAAAAAC